TGCCATCCCCGCCGCTCTCCGCCGTCCAGGTGACGCCCAGGAAATCGCACACGCCCATTGCCGTGGCCTCCGCCAGCTTGTCCCGGTAGGAGATGTCTTTCAGCAGACCAATGTCCTCCTGGTTGGTGTGGAATCCATACTCGATGAGCACGGCGGGTGCGTCGGTCTTTGCCAACACCGTGTACTCGATCTGGTGGGCGACGCCGCTTCCGTGGAGCCGTACCCCGGCCTCGTGGGCCCGGTTGACAATGGCAGTGGCAGCCACATTGCGCTTGGCCGTCATGGGCCCGCTGGAGGTATAGACCAGCAGCCCCCGCGCCGTCCCCCAGCCGGAGCCGCCATCGGCGTTGGAGTGCAGAGAGACAAACAGGTCCGCTCCCGCCTTGTTGCTCACCTCGCAACGGGCGGTCAGACTGGGCTTGGTGTCCTCCGTCCTGGTGCAGATCACATTGACGCCATGCCGTTCCAACAGCGGGCGGATGCGGGTATACATATCCCAGGCAAATTCTCTCTCTTTGTAACTCCCGTCTGGAGACCCATTGACCGTATCCGGTCCGTGGCCGGGGTCAAGACATACGGTGTATTTTGTGCTCATAGGCTTGTCCTCCTTATCGCTGTCGTCGGGCTCGGATGGGGCCCTCTTACGTTTGTAGACCAAGATGAGGTTGTGTACCTTCCGGCTGCTGACGATCCGTTTCCCCGCCAGATCACACTGAGAGGAGCCGCCGCCGTCCAGCATGACGGAGCTCTCCCACCCCAGGGCCAGCAGCTCGGCCTGGAGCTCCTCCGGCGTCCGCCCGCTGTCGGTGCAGTAGAGGCACAGCGCCCCGTCCTTGAGCCCTATGGCTGTTCTGGGCCTGCTGCCCCCTACATCCCGGTTATAAATCAGCGTTTCGGCTTTCCCACCCCGCAACAGACACACACAGCAGATGTAATTCCGCCGCTCCGCCGCAGGGACAGAGCGCAGGGTGATGTCCGGCCCTGTGTCCCAGGCATAGCCCCAGTAGGTATACGGGTCCTTAGCATAGGTCCGCCCATCCGCCCGAAGGTGGCACACAGCCTTGGGCCCCTGGTACAGTCCGCCGTTAATCAGATAGTCCGCCCCGGTCTCCGCCTTGATCTCGGCCAGGGTCTTGACCGACTTGTTGATGTATATCTGGACGCGCTCGATGTCCCCCAGTGGGATGGAGGCGACGTACTTACTCATCGCCCTCAGCCGCCTCCACAGCCCCGCGCATCAGCTCCACCGCCTCGGCGTACCGCCCAGCCCTGTGTAGCTCCACCAGCGCCTTGTAGTGGTCAAATAACGCCTGAGTGAGGGCCGCTCCCTCTCGGGTCAGTCTGGGCAGGTCCTCCGCCAGCGCGGCGTAGTCCACATTCCCCGCGCCCCTGTAGTGGGGCAGCGTGGGGTCCCCGGCGTTGCGGATATTGCTCAAAAACATATCCTTGGCGTGCTGCGGCTCCGCGTGGTTGACGGAGGCGATGTCCATGATCTCATTGATGTACTCGTACAGATGCTTCATAATAATTTTCCTTTCCGGCCTATCGGCCTGTCACATATGGATAATCTCTTCCGCCTGATCGGCAGTGATCCACTTCGGGGCCATGAAGCGCACCTGCTCCGCCGTCAGACGGCCCAGACGATACTGGATGCGGATAAACTCAACCATCGCCCGTCCCTCCCATCATCAGCTCCAGCATGGCCGCCTCCAACGCGGAGAGCCGTTCCGCCTCTGTGGGCGAGATGGGGGGCTGGGCCTGTCCCATGGCCTCCAGCTCCGCGAGTTCTTCTGCTGTCATGAGGATTTTGACATTATCTATTACTTTGTACATATCGCTACCTCACCCAAATCTTTACTTGTCCGCTATATATCTGGTAGTCCTGTACGGCGCTTTGGGCAAACTGGATCGTTTGGGCTTTACCATCTCCCATATTTGCGCCAGTGGGCGATGCCGTATTATTTAGCGAGGACGCAGACATCGCGTCATAGTCATAGGTGGATATCCGTGTGATCCAATGGGCTCCGGCAAATATGGCATGTATGATTTGATGCTTGATGCCATCCGTGTTGCGGACGGCCACGTTATTTGTGAGGCTTGCCCCATTGACTTTTAGCTGCCACCCCATCGTTTGATTTGACAGCAGTCCCCAGGTCCTGACTGATATCTCTGTTATGTCGGTTACATTCCATTCCCAGTATGCCGTACCCACGTCAGATTCTGAAAATGTATGGTCCCATAGCAGCGTCCACTCTCCACCTCCACCCGGCGCGCTCACTTTGCCCCACGCTCCGTCCACCACGCCCGCATACATGCCGTTGTCCTCTGCGGTCACCGTGGGGAGGCCGACGCCATCCGCACCTGCGGGACCCTGCGGGCCGGTGTCTCCGGTGTCACCTTTTGGCCCCTGCGGGCCTTGCCCCCCGGTGTCTCCCTTGGGCCCCGCTGGTCCCTGCTCTCCTTCCGTGCCAGGCGGCCCTTGAGGTCCTTCCGGTCCTTGCACACCATCCGCGCCCACTACATGCCCCGCGTTGATGGTGGTGCCGTCTGACAGGGTGATGATAAGGTCGCCGTCCTCATTTACTTGGGCATCTGTAACGGACTTTCCGCCGCCGCCTGCTTGGTATATCTCATTGATTGCCGCAACCAAAGAGGACTTGTCCGTGGTTTTAAGGGCCGCTGTGTCTCCGATCATGCTCAATAGCTGCTCATATTCTGTGGGGCTTGGAGGCTGAGATGGGTTTGCGGGCAATGCACCCTCAAAGACCCTGAGGCCATTTGCCGTGTAAATCGTCGGATATCGCTTGTCCCCATTTACTCCATATACGCCTATATGGATGTACTTGCCCGCCCGAAGGATTTCCCACGGGACTGTGCATGTATTATCTGTCAATGCGATCTCAGCGCTGCGGCCCATATCGTCCGTAAACACCGCTGTTTTTGCATATCCATCCCAGGCCGGATCAAATTCAAATGCTGCCGTGTAGATTTCTACCGACCCGGATACCAGTCGTTCGGATTCTACAAGTTCCAGCGTTTGTCCTGTTGCTCTTAGTTTCATGTGGATAGCCCTCTCTCAATTGCCGCCGTGATTTCTTCCAGTGCTTCCACGCGCGCCGTGAGGTCAGAGGGTTTCGGCTCAGGAAGCGCCGCACGGTCCTCCTCGATCTCCTCATCGGTACGTACTGCCGTCTGTCCGTCCTCCAGCTTATACCGGGGGATACCATCGTCTGTGTAAAGCCCTCCCTCAAAATAATGCGTCTGGGCTAAATTGAGACGGTCACAGGGCGGTCCCTCCTCGATAAGCACCCACCCGTCCAAATTGCTTGGCAGGGTGTATTCGCCCTCGCATCGGATAATCCGGCCCTGGTCATCTGTTTTGATATAGACTCTTGATGTATTGTCCATTTTGGCCTCCTCAAAGTTCTGCACTAGCTGTATAATACGTTGTGCTGCCGATTGTAATTGTGCTAAGCGCAGGGGTTGTCCTCATTACAGGCCTAAAATCGTCCTTGTTTGTCGGTCTAACCGACTGAGTCGCGAAAATTTGATAGTACCTCTGACACCGTGCCAGTTGCTCCCCGTAATCCGGGATTTCGTTCAGCATCCAATTTCCTGCTATGTCCTGATGGGCAATGGTTTGACTTGAACCAAGTTCAAGCTTGATTGCTTTCATATCCAACCGCTTGCCAGCATCCAATCTGATGTTCAGACTCTTAGCGTCGCCCTGATAAATATAAATCCCATCGCCATATACCCAGTTAATACCATTGGAGTTTGTGCTGGACCTCACAACCCCGTCTTTGTCCATAATGCTTACTGTCCGAGAAACGCCAGCTGGCGTGATTTCATACTCAAAATATTGGGCGATATAGATATAATTACCTGGCGTTGTATTCGCATTCACAATAGCCACATAACCATCATTAACTTCAACGTAGCAAAAATTTGAAAGCCCTGAAAGTATCTTCCACCTATCAATACCATAGAGTCCACTACTATTTGCATAGCTATCCAGACCACGTTGGTTAATAGGATTCACAAAATACCAGTTATCCAGCAGATTACGCCCGGTGAGTTGGGACGTTTTTGTGATGGTGTCGTCAATATCTTGGGCGGAGTGATCAAGCTGTACCACGTCGCCCAAAATCCCGTTGATCAGTTTTTTTATAATACTTGCCACGCTACCACCTCAATAGTACAAAAAAGCAATTCCCAGGCCGCCTGTACCGCCATGGCTTCCCGCACCGCCGATACCGTTCTCGCCATCCCATTTATTGGTTGCCACATTGTTATTCGACGCGCCGCCTGCTGCACCGCCACCGCCGCCGCCGTTGCCACCCGTTCCGCCTCTGCCACGATACTGAGTAGTGGCCGGAGCATCCGCGTCCGCGCCCGCACCGCCGTCACCGCCAGTGCCGTATCCATCTCCGCCATTATAAGCTGCGGAGCCTGAGTCGCCGTCTTTCCCGTTGTGGCCTGCTGCTGCACCGCCGCCATAGCCGCCAATGCCTACTACGGTCATTTTGCTGCTTTCGTATCTCGCGGTTTCTCCCTGTGCGCCGGGTGTGTATGTAACGCCATTATATATGACGCTTTCTCCCGCGCCGTCTTCTCCACTGCCGCTGCCGCCGTTCACACCGTCATCACCGGGCAGCCCGTATGCGACCCCGCTGAACATTTCGACAAATCCGGTCTCAGACGCACGGCCATTCGCGGTGGAGTATTCCCCAAAAGTGGTGTCTCTTCCAAACGAGCCTTCTTCCGATCCGTCCTCCGAATAAAAGCCGTAGACTCCGCCTCGCCCAATTTTTACCGCAAAGGTTTGTCCCGGAGTTACCGGGATCGTGGCAATGTAAATGCGGCCTCCGGAACCGCCCTTACCAGCCTTACCACCCGCACCAGGCTTACCGCCGTTTCCGTCGCTTTGGCTGTCATTGGTGCCGTCTGCGCCTTTTTCGCCGGATGCGCCGCCTTGACCGCCTGAGATGAGGACAAGGCGCACCCTGCCTTTTGCTTCTGCCGGGATTGTGACCGTCCCATCTTCGGTGATGATAAGGAGGTGCTCATAATAATTGCCAATTCCGGTGGGTGTGTACCCCTCCACAAATTCGGTTTGCGCTCTGAGCAAATTGGATATATTGATATCCATGGATTTTATAATGCCCGTCATGGGGTCTCCAAACGGGTCATCCATGCTTATTGGGTCGCCTGGGCGCTCTGTACCGACCACGAGATCATTGGAGACAGTGCGTGCTTTGCTGTAGTAAGCAAGTACGCGCTCGGCCACATTTTCGGAATTTGCCAGATTTACAAGCGTCGCGTCCGTAACAGTAGCGGTGTTGTCCTTGCTGGCCCCAGCCTCGCCGCGTAAAATTTCCCGTACAATGTGCGTATACTTTTGACCAGTGAGGAGGCAATCTGAGCTCTGTGCCAGTACGGCGTAGTTTACGCCGCTCTCTAAAATCTCCCCATTGTCGATTTGGAGATCGTGTATCGGGTTATCAAACGGCACAAGCACACCAGACACCTTGGCTCCATTCGGCGTAATAATATCTTCCGCCGCCGCTTCACCCGAGAACAACGTAACCGTTTCGTCTGATGCAAATGCTATATATGTGTGTTCCGCGACCGAAACCGCCGTGGACGGTGTGTTGTAATCAATGCTGCCGCCCGAAAACAAACGACTCTCTTCGATCTCTGCTGGGTCGCTGTCCGTGAGAGCTGTGATCCGTATCATTCCGTTCGCGTCTTTTTTCAGTGCGAGCCCCATCACAAACAAAAGCTGGTGGAGGTTTTCTCTCCGCGTCCCGATGGGCAGCCAGTTATAGACGGGGATGCTTTGATATGCCTCGTCTATGCTGTACTCTACCGTGCCGGAAATAATATCTGCGACTACATCGGACAGGGCTTGTCCCGTGTACATGCCGCCGTAATGCTGGGTATTATCCAGCAGACCGACCCCTGAAATGCAGGAGAGCTTATAATGGATTAGCCCCACCCGCATCACAGATGACAAGAAAAACTTACCGATCAGCACATCGTCATGGTAGTAATATACTGGCTCGCCATAGACATACTGTGTCAGATCATCCAGTCTGGGCCTGGCTACAAGGAAGTGTCCGTTTGAATCACACAGGAGATATCCGTCCGAGTCCGTCAGCGGGAAGAACTGCGTGTCAAAGCTTTTGACCGTCACATCCAATGTATCAATTGTGAGCTCGTCCCCGGCAATGGAATTTCCGATGAAACAATGTCCCTCCTTGATATCCTTGGCTGTGAAGGTCCGGTCCCCATATACAATTTTGTAGCTCATTATCGTTCCTCAAATGTTATAACCAACCCTGTCCAATATTCTTTTTGGTCCGATCCAAGCCCCCTGTACTTTTGCTCTCCTAATTCAGCCATAGTTTCTATATACTTGTAATCGCCTTCTTTGGGGTCAAAATAGTACAACGTCGGGTATTGCGTCTGAAGTATCGCTTGTAGCAATTCGCTTTGTGCGTTATCCGTTAATGGCATACATGTGGCCGTAATTTTTGCCTTAAGTGCTAATACATCTTCGCTATATGACCCGTCCTTCATTTGTCCGCCATTGCTTCCGAGCCTTTTAATATATGCTACTGTATATCCAGATGGAGTAAATGTTTTTGTAAAATCTGTCCCATTTATTTTTAAGGTCTTACTCATACATTCACCAGGGAACTCCCCCTGTTTTTCCCCTCTCGGATGTTGTATCTGTACATTTTATGCGACAAAACTGCGCCATCAATCTCGCTCGTTATATTAAGCACAATGTCTCCGATTGTGGAAAATTGGCTGCTAATCATTCCAGTCCCCTTACCTACAGCATTGGGGTTAGATGTCCCCAGAACACTCGCTCTTTCAAAATCAAAACCATTTTCTATTGCCTTATTTATGCCTATGTACTCAGTATTCCATCCTTCCCACAATCCTTTAGCCATATTGTTGCCAATTTGTGCAAATACCTTAGATGGCGAATGTATCCCAAGCACATTTTTTGCGCCATCAACTATTCCACCGAAGAATCCGCTTACTTTGCCTCCCAGCCAACTACCCATGCTAGTAATGCCTTCCCATATGCCTTTTACAACATTCTTCCCAATGTCCACAATACTCCCCATCAGTGCCCCAATCCCTTCGACAATAGCCGCAATGATTTGGGGTAATGCTGCGACAAGGTCAGGGATTGCAGAGAGGATTCCGACAGTCAATTTCCCCAGAAGTTCAGAGCCCTTTTTTACGATAACTGGAAGGACAGAAGTAATGTAGTTGACAATGGCGTTTATCACATCCGGGAGCTTTGCCACCATATCAGGAATTGCGTTTATAATTCCAAGTGCCAACTGCCCAACAAATTCAAGCCCGGATTCAATAAACTTTGGGGCGTTCTCCGCCATGAAGTTGTAGATTTCCGTAATAACCTCCGGGAGCCGGGCAATCAGTTCGGGAACGTATGTAATGATCCCGTCTCCCAGCATGGTTAGGAGCTCATCCCCCGCTGTGACTAACTGTGGGCCAGCCGCCACAAGGCTGTTGTACACTTCCGTGACAATCTGCGGGACTGATGCCGCCAACTGTGGGAGCGCACCAATCAGGCCCGTAGTAATGCCAACCAGAAGTTGAGCACCGGCGCTCACCAGAGACGGCAACACGGAAGCAATGAGAGCAGGGACTTCCGCCGCAAGGATAGGCGCTAATTGCTGGATGGCTGCTCCCATGCCGGACAAGATCTGCGTAATGCGGGGGATGATGTTCTCCGCCGCCGTCTCCGCACTGGTTACAACATTCCCGATCAGCGTATCAAGGTCTGCGTTTTCGTCTGCGATTCCGGCAACAAGGTTTGACCATGCGGATTTCATCGCTGAAACGCTGCCCTGAATGGTGGTGCTGGCCTCCAGCGCCGTGGTTCCAGTGATTCCCATTTCTGTTTGAACAATATGAATGGCAGTCACAATGTCATCAAAAGAATTGATATTAAGGCTGAATGGGTCAAGCCCAGCAAGTTTTTCGGCGTCTTTCAACAGCCGACCCATTTCTTCTTTTGTGCCACCATATCCTAATTTTAGGTTGTCCAACATGGTATAGTTTTGCTTGGCAAACCCTTGATAGGCGTTTTGGATGGACTCCATGCTAGTACCCATTTTATTAGCATTATCCGACATATCCGTAATGGCAAGGTCAGCTTTTTCGGCTGCCGCCGCCGTATCATTATCCAGGCTTTGCAGCAAGGACGCGGAAAAACTGGTGACGGTCTCCATGTACTCATTGGCAGAGAGGCCGGCAGTCTTATAAGCGTTGGCAGCATACTCCTGCACCACGTCGGCACTTGTTTTAAACAGCGTTTCCACGCCGCCGACAAGCTGCTCATACTCCGCATATCCTTCGATAGATTGTTTCGTGAGAGCGCCTAACGCTGTGCTTGCGGCTGTCAATGCCGCCGCTCCGACTTTTGCCGCCGTGGCAAGTCCGGATTTCAGCTTGTCCGCAAAATCAGAGGTTTTCCCGCTGGCATCTTCAAGGCCCTTTTCATAGCCTCCGGTGTCCAGCGCGATTTTTGCATATAAGTCAAATACATTCATTCCGTTTTCACCACCAATCCAGCCCGCTTGATAATGTCCTCTACGATCTCATCTCCCGTTCTGTTATCCTGCGGCTTTGGATGAATCATATCTGCATATCTGGCCTTTAGATAATTTCCATCGGTATATTTGGCCGTGTTCTCGCTGATAATTCTCAGCGCATCGGTCACATAGACCCAGTACGCGCCCTCTTTCAACTGCCGGTCTAGCCTTGCGGCCGCGTACCGGGCAAACGCCTTTACTGTTCTGGGGCCTCGGTATTCTCCGGCGCAGAGCCAGATTGTTTCTCGCTCTGCGCTGAGATAAAAAGTGCGCTGAACGTTTCATCGGTCAAAAGGTCTGTGCAATCCTTCAGCAGCTTGACTAGATTCAAAGCCCCGGCGTATTCCTCCGGGGGCACGCCCTCGATGCTGGACAAAATGGAGATAATATCCGCCTTGTGCCCCTTCAGCAGCACAGGAAGGGACTTTCTTGCCCTTTGCAGTAAGAATTTTTTTGCCGTCACTCCCTCCGGAAGCTTCTCCCGGCGGAACATGGCAGACGCTGTATCGTCCTCCACTATATTGGCGATGGGGTCGATAATTTCGGCGATGACTTCCAGCGTGCGGTCTCCCTTGATATCAGATAGCTTCATTAAGCACCTTCCGCCGTTCCGGCCTTCACATAGACCTCAAAGGGTACGGTGTCCTGCGCTTCCATGGAATAGTGGCCGGTAAACTCAAAGGCAAACTGGCCCTTTTCCCGGTTGCCGCTCTGAAGCTGGAAGCCGCCGGTGGACAAACCGTTCAGCATGTGGATGGCCACAAAGCCGCCGTTGGTGTCGCCGTTCTTGTCGGAGTAGTCGCCCACCCACCAGATGTCCTTGAAATCGGCGGTCAGAATGTCGTTGCGAGGGACGATTTTGGTGGTGTCAGTGGTTCCGATATCCGCCGCGCCGATTAGGGTCTTTGCGCTGGCCGTGTCCACAGTGATAAAGGTGCCGGACATCTTTACTTCCCAACTGTCCAGCTTTTTCAGTTCCAGAACGTTGACCGGGCAGTTGTCAATATCCTCGCCGAAGTCAGAGAAGGAGGGCGTAGCGGTGAAGTTCACGCCGCCGCTGGTGGCGCCCATCAGGTCGGCCTCCGTCACTTCGCCGGTGGCCGGGTCAAAGTCAGAGAGCAGAATGCCCGCGTTCAGCTGCAGTTTCTGAAATGCAGTCTCGGGAATACGTGTAAATTTCAATTCTTTTCAGTCCTTTCAATTCAAAGTCATGTATTCGGCGGTCACGTTCAAATACCGCCGCTTGATGTGGCTGTCGCTGGCGTCGTACAGGCTCTGGCACCAGGGGGAGCCGCGTTTCATCCAGATAAAGCCATCATCACAAGGAAGCGTCACGCCGCCCAAGCCAATAGCATTAGACAACTCCTGCGCTTTTGCATTGAGCGGCGCTTCTTTGGTGGTGTAATCCCGCAGGTTGACCGTTATACCAACCTCTCCGCCGTCCCAGGCGTCTGTGATAAGCTCATAGGTGAGATAGGGGAATGTCACATCATTCGGAACGGCAGACGCCGCATAGGACGGCAGGAAACGCTCAAAAAAAGCCTGCAAAGCCGCGCCTTTGGTCATAGCGCATCTGCCTCCTGCCATGCCTTGTACAGTTTTGGCCCCTGTATTGCAATCCAGTCAACAATTTCCTCGTTTTTCGCCCATTCGCTGTTTTCGGCCAGTCCGCTTTCAAAGAGATATGCGTGAGTGATTTCGTGACGCAAAACTTTTTTGGTCTGCTCTTTCAGAAGCCTCTTGCTGTCCAGGTCGTCTGTAACTTTTGTTCCGGTGTAGTCCTCCGCAAATATCTCATGGGTTGTTTCGTCGCAGAACCCATCTTTATTTGTCAGGCGTGGTTCTTTTACTTCATTCGTCACAGTCACGCTATATTCAGCGCCCAAAACATTTACTTTCATGTGGGCAGCTCCTTTCTCTCCGAAGTGAAGAACTTCAGGGAGAACGTGGCGGACTTGGGGGCCTCTTTTTCACTGGGGTTGGAGGTTACCCGGTAGGTCTGCCCCGTGGAGGTATCCCGGAAATAGTCGTTGTACTCAATTGGAACCGCCTTGTCCACCAGGGCGGAATACACGCTGGTGACGCCCTGCTTTTCCGCGATCCGGGCCTCCATGGTGGTGTCCAGCGCCTGATAGTTCTGGAACCCCGCGCCGTCCGTCCATTCGACGGTATATCCGCCCTCGCCGTCTGGCTGCCTCGTCTTTTCCAGCAGCACGCAGGGCCGTGCAAAATCGTCTAACAGGCTCATAGCTTCCTCCAATCGTTCAGGCGGCTTCTGAATGCGTCTTGCCAGCCGTTTATTCCGCCGGACGCGCTGGACACGGAGGCTGACTTTGAATAGCTGTACCCTCCGAAGCTCTCCGACTGGTACGGACTTTTTGCCGCCGCCCCATTCTTCTTTTCCCACTCCGCGATCTCTCCGGCCAGCTCCACCACCGCTTTGGGCACCGCCAGCGCCCACACGGCGCCCGCAAAGGTCTCATCCGTCAGCGCATACGCCGGATACTGGTGCAACCCTTCATTGAACACGCTGCCACAGATGCGGAAATACTGACCATTTTTCAGGAAGGGAAGCGCAACGCCGCCGTCCTGTATGGTATAGGTATCCTCGTGGATACCACCCGGCGCTAAAAACCAGTTATTCAGATGCCGCAAAACCTGTTCAAGCATTACGCTGCCCTCCTATTTAAGACTTCGTGACAACCACGGTATAGGTCTTTCCCGTGCTGCCGTTCTTCACATTGATTGTCAATGTGTTTTCACCAGTCGCCCAAGTCGCCGCCGTACCGTTCTCCACTTCCGTTTCACCGTTCAGGATGGTAACTTCTGCGTTTTCGTCCTCCGGCGTGGCCGTAACCGTGTTGGTGGCGTTGCTGGTAGTGGCTGTATAGGACGCCGTGTCACTGTCAAACGCTGGCGTCAATGCCAGCGCGCCAATCGTCAGCCCCGAAAGGCGCGCGCTCACTTTCCCGAGGATACCGTGATATTGGCAATGCCGTCCAGGTACTCGGCCCACAGCTTCATGCCCATGATGGCGTAAGTCTCGCCAACGGCGGTGCTGTAGTTGCCCTGGGCGTGGAAGCCGATCAGGTTGGTCTCGCCCTGCACGGTGTAGTTCAGACCAAGCCGGGCAAACTCGCTGTCGCCGGGGTCCGCGTAGTACAGGTCGATGTTCTCCACCGGAGTTGCCAGCACCTTGTTCCGGGCAATACCAGTGTTGCCGGAGACGCTGGCAGGCAGCAGAAACAGAGTGAAGTAGCCCATGAAGTCCTTGATGTAGTTGATGCCGAATTGGGTCTGCACGGTAATATCCGCAGAACCCAGATAGTCGTAGGCGTCCAAGATGTTGGCAAAGCCCACCACAGAGGTGACATCCTTCGCCATAGCGGCGAACTTGTTCAGCACTTCGCCCTGGGCCTTTGCAAGCGCGGCCTGCCAAGTGGCGGCAGTGCCGGTCAGGGAGCCGGTATTCAGGAAGGTGTAGAAGTCACCCAGCACCACGTTCTGCAGTTTGGTCAGGAAGGCGTCATCGCTCTTCTCCACAGCGATCTCCGCACCGTACTTGTCCACATCTTCAATGGGGACGGCCTTGGCGTACTTCTTGATGGCTAGGTTCGCTTTGGTCACCTGGGTAATGGTGGCCTTGCTGTAGGGGATCACATTGCCGGGGTCAACGTCGCCGTCCTCCAGGGTCACGTCGGCGGTGTAAGAGATCAGCTGAGAGCCGGGGGCCTTGCGGATGGGGCGCATAATGCCCAGGATGTTCCGCAGGGCGTCCCAGTTGTCGTTGAACCGGGTGACAAAATCCACTTCCCGGGCCGTCACATTGGTATAAACGTTGGGCAGGGAATCGCGGGGGTTGGTAAGGGTCTCAACTTTCGTTGCAGCCATTTTTTAGTTCATTCCTTTCAGGTAATTTGATTTTCCATCAGCGCCTTCTGGCGCTCGGCGGCGGACATTACATAGCGGCCCTTGTCGTCCTTTTTGTAAATATCCGCCTTTGTCATGACCTTTCCGTTGTTTGCGGGCGGGGTTGCCGGATTGCTGGTGCCTTTTTCCGTGGTCGTGGTCACCAGACCGCTCAGTTCGCCGCTCAGCAGGTCGTCAAAGGCCTTGCTGTCCTTCAGCTTGCCGTTTTCCAGTTCGGCCCCGTCGATTTCCGCCGACAGGCTCCGAAGGGCAAGTTTCAGATTGGTGTCCTGTACGTTCTTGCTTTTCAAATACTCCATGACCGCCTGTTCCTTGGCCGCCCGGGTATCTTTGGCTTCACGCTCCTTCCTGAAGTCCTCAAAGGCCTTGTGCTCCTTTTCGTACTTCTCTTTGTAGCCGCCGTCCCCTGCGGCTTTCAAATCGTCCAATTCCTTCTGGACGGTGGGCAGCTTTTCCGCGTCGCCCTTGTACTTTTCCACATCGGCTTTCAGGCCGTCCACGGTGTCGGTATGGGCTTCAATGATGGTGTCGACCTGTTCATCCGTCAGACCCATGCCCTTCAAAAGCTTGCGTGTGAGTGCCATATATCGTTCTCCTTTTCTTTGGCCCCGGTTCTTTGGGGGCGAACGTTGTATAAAAACCGCTGTTCTCTGCGGTGTTTACCAAAATAAAATATTGTGTATTTTTGAGTATTTTCTGTTGACTTTTGTGTAAAACTGTGTATAATAAAATCATAAGGGAGGTGCGCTATGACTCCAAGAGATCAGGCGATTCAAGAGCTTGACAAAGGCGGATACAGATTCGAGCGGCACGGAACCAACCACGACATCTACTACAATCCAGGATTGAAATGCTCCATCCCCGTCAAGCGCCACAAGTTCACCGAAAATACGCTCCGATACATACGCAAGGAAATCAAACAAAACCGGAGGGATAGGGGCTAATAAAGCCCCTTGACCTCCTTGCTATCATGGAGGCTATTATGAAATATACCTATACCGCGATCTTTACCCCCACAGAGGATGGAACCGAACTGTACGCCCGTATTCCCGACCTTCCCGGCTGCGTCACCACAGGAGACAGCATCGAAGACGCTATTGAGCAAATCACCGATGCCGCCTCCGGTTGGCTTGTAGTGGCGGAAGATAAATCTCTTCCCATTCCAAGTGCCACTCCACAGGCCGCGTTGGAGCATGAACCAACCGATGTGCTGTCTCTCATCCAGGTTGACACACTTGCATACCGCGCCGCCACCGACACAAGGGCCGTCCGAAAAAATGTATCTCTTCCGTCCTGGATGGCAGACCTTGCGGATAAACGGGGCATCAACTGTTCCCAGGTATTGCAAGAAGGCCTGCTGTCCAGGTTGAGTGTCGGATGATTCCCGCCGCCCCTTCGGGGGCGGATTTTTATCCGTCTTTTAGCTCGTCCTCAATAATTTTCTGGTATGTCTGCCCGTGGTCTGCCACAGCGGGCTTGATAAACGGCTGGGCCGGATTGCCTTTTGTCCAATGCCAGTTTCCCTTTGTGTCCTGGTACACCCAGGGCGTGGGCCGTCCTCCGGGGTAATGTTCGCCAGTGCCTAATTCAACGTAGGCGGCGTACTCAACATTCGTTCCTATGTATACAGCTGGTTCGCTCTCATCAACTTTGTGGGTAATATGCTGTTGCAAATTACCAGTATCAACCGGGGCAAGATCAACCGCATAGCTTTCCGCTTTCATTCCACATCGTTCCAGAGCGCGCAGACAAGCCTCTTTAAATTCTTCTAGGGCTTTCCCGCTATTGTCTGTAAACTCAATTTCCACGGCTTTTCACCCATTCCTGCCATTCTGCAAACGTCATCTCATTAACCAAAACGTTCCTGCCGTTTGCATCTCTAACTCGCATTTGGCGCGGCTCTGCTTCAAGGTCCAAATCTGTGCCGGAAACCATTCTGCATCTGCAATTATAGATTTCGTGTCCAGATGCGCCCATGGAACTGTCCCCTGGAAACATCATTTTATAACCGCCAATAATAAATGGCTTGTCATATTCTACAATTTGTCCATCTGCCATCCCATGATCGTGCCTTGTCCTAAAATCTTTCGTCGCAACCCACTTTTTTTGGACTTTAATTCCCATTTTTGCGGCGGCAACATAGCTGTCCATTCTCCCGGCGTTCTGCGCTCCGGTGACTGCTGTCCGGGCCGTCCGGATAGCGCTGTCACGGCTCATGGTGGAGATACGGCTTTGCAAATCGTCCGCCATGTGCTTAATGCTCTCGCCCTGGAGAATAGAACTGGTTACACTGGCCGTGATCTGCTTTTTGCCATATGCCAGGTCAATACCCCGCTTTACCGCCCGCTTCGGCGGGTAGTAAGGCATCAGATCAGGTTGTTCCACAATCAGCCGCTTCACCGTCTGCTCATCCCACAGGGTAAAATCAGCGCTCCCAGATACCTGCTCAATGGTATAGGCGGCATAGTTGCGGTTCAGACTGTAAATCCCCGGCGTAGCGTCGTTGACGTAGCTCACAGCCGTTTTATTGGCTTGGGTATATCGCTGGGCCACCTTGTCTCGGAGGGCTTCAAAACGCTTCCCACGGCCTATCTGAGCCATCCGCCACTGCTTGTAGTCGGCCTCCGTCCATTCCTTGCCATTCTGGATAGTGCCAATGAGGTCTTGCATCTCTTTATCCCGCTTGGCAAAGCTTTCAAAGTAATCGTCAATGGTCTTTTGCAGTTCCTTCGCGGCATCTCCATAGACAGAAGAAATGCGCCGTTCCAGCTTGGCAAGCTCTATATCGGTCAGGCGGTGGCCTTCGTCAGGCTCCCGGTTCCTCGTCGCCATCGGTCACACCATCCTCAAGCGCATCTTGCTCCACAATACTTCTGTCCAGTTCCTCCGCCGCCTTGCGCTTCAGCAGCTCGTCCACTTCTTCCGGCGTCAGCCAGGGCAGATGATTCAACACCGCCTCATCGTCCAGATAGTTGGCCGCCGTCATCACCATCTGGGTCTGTTCCAGCTGGTTGGCCACCCGGTTGCGCTTGAACTGCGGCGTCGCTTTTTCAGCGTCCACGCCCTGGAGGGCCAGCAGCTTCTGCACCGCGTCGATGACCTGATACTCAAAATCGTCTGCGTTCTCATCCAGCGGCTGATAGGCGGCGTTGATTTCTGTGGCCGTTTTTGCCGCCGCAGAAATGCTCTTGGTGTCCAACGCCCCGAAATCGCTGTAGATCTGTCCATGCAGTTGCTCTAACAGCGCTTTTCGGGCATTGTATGGAATCTCCTGGGTGTACGGCGTGATGCTGACTCCGTCGTCCCCGTTCACATTGGCGATGTGACGGTATAGCAGCCGCTCACGGAATTTTGCCAGGTCGTTTTCCGTCATGCCGCCGGCGTTATTGACAATCCAGTAGATTTGTGCGCAGTCGGTCATATCGTTTGCGAATCCGCTCAGCACGCTGTCATAAGCGTCGATTTTTGACCGCATACCGACAAGCGTGCTTTGATGTAAGCGGCTTCCCCACAGTGGAATAATCGGGAGAGAAGCGTAATTGTGGGCCGTTTCCACGTCCCCGCCCACCGCCGGGGTTGTCTGCACTGTCATGCGGTATGGGATAAAGTTGCCCGTCTTGGGGGCCAGATTCGTGGATCCGCCGGTTTCGCTCTCATACTCGATATACCCATCCGGCGAGTACAGCACCGCATGTATGGGCTTGTCCGGGCTTATCTGCCAGAACCGGACGCCCGCGCCCAGGTCGCTGGTCTGTTCATCCCACAATGGGGCAAATTCCGTCAGCTTGAATGTGTGGATGTGGTCATAGGCCCAATACAGAAATGAAACCCCGTGAATCATGCCATAATACCCGGCGTCCTTAAGCTTTTTGTCCGGATCCGGGCCCAGCTTCTTTCCCACAGACGATTCCTGAAAGGTCAGCCCATTGCCCAGGCTGTAGGTACACCGTTGAGTATTCAGCCGGGCAAAATAGTTGCTGGTCAACTTCATATCGGACGCCGTCTCGTCCGTCAGCTTCTGCCCGTTTGCAGAAAACAGCGTCCGCACAAACTCCAAAATCGTTACATTCCGCTCGGCGTCGTATTCATCGGCGGCCACAGCTGTCTTGTACATCCGATTCGACCTGTGCTCGTTGATGACGTTCAGCACAAAGTCTGTCCGCCGTTTGGCGTCATCTTTGATTTCTAAAAAATTCTGGTATGTCAGCATCTCAACCCACCTTACAGCGGCAGTATTGGCCTTTCCCCATCGTCAACCGCAAATTTATGTCTCAGAATTGTCTCCGCCATATAGCGGGTTTCGTCCATAGCGTGGTCATTCTCCTTGATTGGCTTATCCTCCTGGGCCTTGTCATCCCAGCGGTAAAGGCCAAACTCCCGTATTGCATCCTTGCAGGAGGAATGCACCTTGATTTTCCCGTTTTTCAGGTAGCGTGACGTGGTCACAATCCCATTGACTACATCGTTTTTCGCCTTTCTCACCGAAAACCGGCCATGCCTGCGGATGGTCTCGATAAAAGACGCAGCAGACGGGTCAATAACCACTGTTTCTATCGGAAGCTCACCGGCCAGCCGCTCCAGATCCATGTAATATTCCTCGTCCGTCTTGGACTGCTGCGTATCCCGTCCGGAGTAGTAATATTCCCGGATGCGCACCGCCTCTTTGTCCGTCACACACCACAGGCCAGCGGAAAACGGATTCAGTGTGCCATAGTCGATGGAGATATAATACACGCCGCTCTCCGGTGTCTCTTCTGTAATGCAATTTGGTCCGAACATCGGGTAAATCAATCCCTCGGCCAGCACCCACTGCCCCAGCACATACCGCTCGTAAAACACGCCGGAATACATGCTGTGATACCGGGCCTTTGTTTCCTCGGGCAGTGATGGGTTGTCATCCATGGAGAAGTGCAGATACAGTGCGTTGTGTGCTCCCCGTCTCTGTATCCACTCCTTGTAAAACCAGTGATTGGGATTGTCCGGGTTACAACTGAACCACAGCCGCGCCCCGGCGACTGAACACCGGGCCAGCGCCTGGTTGACGAAACTCTCCGGCATCAGCGCCACCTCATCCAGCAGCACCCCCGCCAGTGTCCGGCCCTGGATCAGTGTAAAACTGCTTTCGTCCTTGCCGCCGAACACTTCGAAATAGTTCTTCGTGTATCCCCTTCTTACCTCAAGTACCTTGTCCGCTCTCCTCCATCGGAGCGTGTACCGATCGTTTGCGTAGCTCATGGAGATATACGGCACTATGATGTTCTTTGTGGCGCTGTCCACAGTTTTTCCGCAGATGCCGAACCGTTGGCCTCTGAACTCACGCATAGCCCAATCGATAAATGCCACCATCATGATAGAGGTCTTGCCGGAACGGACAGCTCCATCACAGATAATGGCGTCATATCTGCTGTACGGGAAAGCAAGGATTTTCTTTTGTTTTTGTGAAATCATATTGTGATTTTTGTTTGCTCTTGCGCTTCTTCAATGCGGTGCTGGGCGATCTGGAAATATCCTGGATCCAGTTCTATGCCAATAAAGTTTCGGCTAGTTTTTGCGCAAGCAACGCCTGTTGAGCCACTTCCCATGCAGTTGCCCAGGACCGTATCGCCAACATTTGAGTATGTAAGCAATAATCGCTCCAGAAGGTTCACAGGTTTTTGCGTCGGATGCACTCTTTTTTCTGTTAGTGGTGCATATAGCACATCACTATCTATGACACTGTTATATGTGCAGAGATTGCTCTTTTCGGAAAGAAATTCGGCTTTAACCTCTGAATAAGGACGTTCAAAGTACCCAGTAATTTCTTGCAGTCGCTTATAGTTATCGCTTGTAGGAATACGATAATCCGACGAGTATCTAAACCAATGATGTGCAGAGTAATTAGGGATGAGGCTTTCTATTTCTTTCACCGTTTTTCCGCTTTTTTCAAGTTCAGACATAAAATAATGTCTTAGTTTTTGATGGGCTGATTTATTGCTGTACTTATTTAGGCGGTAGCACAAAATCATTTCATGTTGAGATAGCGGGAGGCTTTTTGCGGAAAGATGCCTCGTTTTATTATTTTTTACCCAAATTAAACTATGCGAAAATTCGCTTTTGAAAGTAGAATCCATAAGATATTTCGCAAATTCTATTTGACAGAAAAGCAAAACATTAGCATTTTGTTTGCAAATTCGTTTATATTCAGCAAACAAAAGATCCCCATCAATTACTTTGTCCCATTCTAAGCCTGTGCACCCATATGGCAGGTCGCAAAGAACCATATCCACGCTTCCGTCCGGGATTTCCTTCATTCGGCCCAAGCAATCACCCAGCATGAGTTTATTCATCGCTTTCCAACTCCTGTCCTAATTCTCTCAGGCTCCTGCTCAAATCGTCCTCTTTGGCGGTATCAGCGGGGCCACCGCTTATGGCTGTCCACTTGTCTATCAGCGTCCCCATTGCCGTCGTGATCTGCGCCGGAGTTGCTTCTCTCAGTTTGTCCGGGCTGTTCAGCGCTTCAAGCCCTTTTCCCAATATCTCACACACGATTCCACGCTTGCTTTCCATGTAAGCGATAATATCAGCGGTGTTTTCGTCTTTTTTTCGTTTGAGATTTTCAGTGAATCCTTGAGATTCTTCGACAACACGGCGCACGGTCTGCCCGCAAACGCCGTTTTTCTTTGCCGTGGCGTTATAGCTTTCACATTCCAGATAATCAGCCACTATTTTCTTTTTCTGCTTATCCGTCAAACGCGCAGCCATGATCGCCACCTCTCATATGGTTTCGTTTTTTCGGAGGAGAGAGCGGCCCCCGCTCCCCGCCCTCTCCTGATTTGTTGCGGGCCACCCGCCGCAGCTCGGGGCACATCCATAGGGCCGTCCATATCCTCATGCGGATAGGCGCGGCATATATGCGCTGCCCCGCTTAGATTGTCACACCGCCCCGGATAATTGGGTTAGTCTCCGGACACGGCGCTTTCCGCCCGTGCCACTCGACTGCGGCAGTTTTCAGCTGGCAAGCGCGCCGGGGATAGTCTCTCATCTCCCCGCTTCCGCCCCGAGACCAGGGCAGGCGTGGTTTTCTGTGCCCTCGACCGGGCTCGAACCGGCCTCTGCCCCGATCATGGGGCCGCTCTTACCTCATAAGCTACAAGGACATATAGCCCTTACGGGCTATGTTGCAGGTTTACGGCTTTGCCTGCGGGCCGTTGCCGGGAGGGAGGCCCGGCGATGGGAAAGGAGGAGGAAATGGAAGGGAGCGGGAGGCATTCGCCTCCACGCTCCCATTGTCGCATATGACCCGGTTATTACACCTCCAAATGGAGGCATGTACAAAATGTTTTTGCGATATGTTTAAAATTTATGCTCTTGTTCCCCGCCGTCCCAACAAAGATCGTCCAAACTGACGTAGTAATAATTGGCTATCAGTTTTAGCTCCGTCAATCCTGGCTCTCGCTCCCCGCGCTCATACCGCCTTAGCGCATCGTGGCTTAGCCCCATCAGTTCGGATGTCACCGCCATACTCCGCACTGGACGCCTGCTCTCCCTCAGCCTCCTCAACCGCTTCGGGAACTCATTCAATGGTTATTCCCCCCCTCAAAAATATCAGATAATTTTAGCATTTTGCTATTGACATTAAGACAATATTAGCGTATAATAAGAACATAAAGAGGAGCGCAAAACATAAGGAGGACTCAAAAATGGAAAATTACGGATTGACAGACGGAACTATCGAAATCCTGACGGAAAAAGCGGAAAAAATTATGAGCTACTATGACAGCTACAAGTTGGACGCACGAGAGTGGAAAAACTACGGGAAGCACCGTGTATATGTCACGGTTGGCGGCTACTGCGGCAGCAGCCTCAAAAAGACTTATAAACTTGCTTGGGTCGATATGGATAACGGGCAGCAAATCACTTGGCAATATTAACGCAGGAAACGTCCCGCCCCGGAGGTTGCGAGGGCAGAAGGAGAAAGGAAATGAAAGTAAGAGAAGTTATCACGATTAAAGAGTGGGTTGACGGGAGCGGATATAACTACGAGGAGACATACAGCGACAAGCTTGTAGACGTGGACGTTGAAGAAGAGGTGCAAGAGAACTTTGACTGGGATTGGTGGGAAAAAGATAATCCCGTAAATGGAAACGAGGACTTAAGGATTATCGTGGAGTATTACAGGGTATCAGATGATACGATGATCGCAAAATTTGAAGCATGGCAAAGCGAAATCTAAAAACAGAAATCCCGCCCCGGAGGTCACGAGGGCATAAAAAGGAGGATGCAGCATGGAAAAAGCCAACGAGATCACTCTTGTCGCCTTGTCCTGCTCCGGCGGCAAAGCAGTCGTCAAATTTACCGAGCGCGGATGGGATGTCCTATCTGATGACCGCAAAGTCAAAGATGGGTATCTCCACCTGGACGCAGCCGCGCCTGGCGGCATCCCGGATGATTTAACCGAGCCGGTCAAAATACAGCTTATGCGTTACCTGTACAAGCATCACCATGACCTACCCGGCCTGGGAGTTCCCCCGCAAGCCAAGTATTTCCGGGGGTATAGTCTGGATGATTTGGAGCGGCTTGGCAACGACGGTGAGCGTGGATACTACAACATGGTGATCAAATGAGGAGGAAATACGGCGATTGCCAGCGTGCAGACGGTGACTGCACTGTCTGCACGCTGGTGTCTTATGGACGCGACTGCCGGGGTAAGGCAATCACAAACCTCGAATGGACCCGTCGCAAAGAACACATGACTCTTGAAGAGCTGTCGGCGCGGTCCGGCGTCAATACAAGGCAAATCCAACGCATCGAGCAAGGGGAGGGAAAGATGGGCAACGTCACCCTCACCAATGCCCTAGCTCTAGCGGACGCGCTGGGCGTAGATGTGAGAGAGCTCCTGTAATGTGCGCTCTACCGCGCATTCCCCCGCGCCAAGCCGCCCCTGTGATGGGGCGGCTTTTTTGTTTCCCCGCCGGGCGGGTCCGGCAGCCTCTCCTTGACGCTAATCCACTGCCTTTTGGTGGGCGATAAACTCCCCCTGGGCGTTGATGAACCATCCAGGGAAGCATATCCCAAGTCTTTTTATGACTGCCCAATCAATCATCCTGCTCCCTCCGTAGTGCGGCCTCGGCCTCTTTCTTCGCAGCCCGACAATTTGCTTTGATAATGCCACGAACAATGTCCCCTCGAATAGTCCAGGTATAATCGTCTAACGGCAGCACCACGCACCGCCCCTCTTTGTCCGCCTGGGCCAGTTCACGGAGGCGGTCAATGTGGCCAAGTTTTACATATTCAGCGAGCAAAGGATTTTCCACTAGAATTGTTCCAGCCTTCCCCTCATAAGCAATTCCGTCAATCGCCCTTGCCATCGGTCATTGCCTCCCATCTCCAAATCATCCCGAGAAGTCCTCCCATTTGCACGATTTAAATGCGGCTCGCATATTAACCCATCTTGCAAACCTGCGCTGCTCTTTAGTTGGCTCACCGCCGTCATAATCTCTGTACGGCTGAGCAAATGGGATAATATCCAGCTTGTCCAGTGCCAGTGCGCGCCGGTGAGCCTCCTCCACATCCTGTACCAGCATGTAACACCAAAATCGGAACGGCGCGATTCCCGCCTCTCTCATATAGGCTACCGCCTGCTCGATCACCGGGAGCATAGACGCTGTGTCGCAGCTCAGGCGCACAAACCGTATCCAGCGCAGCTTTGACAGCATTCTGGCTACGTCCGCTGTAATTAGTCTGGCATCCAACCCCTGATTAAAGTCCACCCGTACCTGCGCATGACCCATTGAGTCGATTTGCTCTATCCCATGCGGGTGTGCCAGCACATTGTTGTCCAAGAGCACCAAATCACGGCTGTCCGATCGCTTTATTTTCTCCCATGTAAAGTCCGGGCGTATTGCCCCCTCCTTGCGCGGGACGATGCACCACGGGCAGTTGCGGATACATCCACGGGTCAAAAAGCCGATCGCGTGCTTGACCTGCGGATAGATGCTGTAATCCGGCAAGGTGGCCTCTATCTCTCGCGGGAGGCTGCCGTAGTCTTTGTAACCAGTACCACCGCGGATCACCTCATCCGCCCGGATGATGGTCTCCACGTCCGGCGAAAACGTAAAGACCTTGCTCATATATACCCGGTCGTAGGCTTTGAACCCATCCCACCACTCCACGGCGTCGCCTCTTGCTTTATGCCATGCCGACAATCTCATCAACGCCAAATTTGGGAACCCACTATGCCCATCCACATCAATGAGTCCGATGTTCATATCTCATCCCTCCCCTAAAGCCAGTTGTCCGCCCTGATAGAGCTGGTACAGTGTATTGCCTCGACCGTCGGTCATGTATGGCAGAAACACCTCGTCCATGCTCACCATACCGGCCTCGATGATCGCCATTTGCGCCAGCACCCAGTCCCGGATGTTGCGCCAGCCTGTACGCTCCGCCTGTGCCAGGTCTGCCTTGACTTTTTTCCGCTGGAGTACTTGGCATACTCCATCGATGTTGGCCGGGAGCATAAAGCCCCGTCGCCCGTTCGGCGTGTCAATGGCAAAGGCTACACCGGTGGGACGTCCCTGGTCATCATACTCCACCATGATCTGCCGTGCTCCGTGCTGTGCGAGCGCCCCCTGAATCTCACCCAGGCTCGTGTACACGTCCACCCCGGATGTATAATTTTTTATGGCCATCGCTCATCCCTCCTTCTGCGGCCCGCGATGCCTGGAACAAAAATCATTCGGCCCATGCGGGTTGTCATCTCCGTCACAGTACCCAATTTGGTACTGTCCCCATCCGTTTCCACCCCAAAGGACACAGGTCTTACAGGTCTTTGGGGGCTCTCCACCAAGTAGTTTATACGCCGCATCCCTCTCACGCTTCACTTGCTCCAGCTCGGCCCGGAGCGCGGAGAGCGCGGCGGAGGCATCCGCCGTCATGCGCGGGATGCATCTGCTCATATCCCCGCCCGCATAGTAAGCGTAATTTCTGCACTGCCGGACGTTCGGCTGACTCCCGCACAGCCTTATGGCCTCAATCAGCTTATCAATATCCACTATGTTCCTCCTCCTGCCCGCGCCACCCACTGCCCATACGTCATCCCATGGGCCCGGGCCTCCGCTGCCACTTGGGCCAGGCTTTGCCCCTGTGGTCTTGATTTCGTCCGTTTCCGTTCTCTCCGCCTGGCCTCCCACTCAATATCCATACACTTTGAGCACAGGATGCGGCCTTTCCGTTTGTTCCGCCCCGAAAACTCAATCCCGCATCGCTCACAGGTATAAATCAGTATTTTTCTCATATTTCCGTACCTCAACCAGGATAGCGCCTCCGTCCCAAAACTCGTGGGATACTTTACGCACCCACTTTCGGTTATCATCCGGGAGCAAATAGCCCTTCATGGCGTCTACCACGGCTTTCCCAATGACGGCGTGGTTATCAATGTCCAGGTTATCGTCCCAGCAAAATCTGACTTCCACCGGTCCCGTCACCATTTTCTTTCTGACCTTCGCCTGTTTCATTGCCGCCCAGGCGATGGTGTGCAGCTCCTGCGCGTCTTTTTTTCTCACCTGATGGTGTTTCCCGGCGTAGTAGGCATTCAGCCCGTACCGCTTGTTCCACGCTGTCTTACCCGCTTTGGTGGGCGGATATGGGATCATAAATTTAATCATGGTCCAGAGCCCTTCCCGCCATTTCCAGCGCCTCCACAAACTGCGCATATATCTCGTCAAAATCAGACCCAATGCCGATCATGGCCCGATATTTCATCTCCATCCCTTTCAGGATCGCCCTTGCCCTTCTCCTATCCACGGTGGCGCACCTCCAGTATTCGTCCGCTCCTCATGTACCAGTTGAGCTCAATTTTCCCCGTCCTACCGTGGCGGTTCTTTGCCACTGTGACCTCCATGGGTGTGGGCCCATATTCGTCCGCATCCTCTATCGCCGGCCTGTGTATGAGCAGTACACCGTCCGCATCCTGCTCTATGGCTCCGCTGTCCCGCAAATCGGAAAGTCGCGGCTCCTGGTTTTGCCGCCCCTCTACTCCCCGATTGAGCTGTGCCAGACATAGAACTGGCGTCTCCAGGCCCCGCGCCATCCGCTTGAGCTGATTACTTGTGCCAGTGACTCGCTCATAAAGACTCTTACCTGCGTCGTGCTTCATCAGTCCCAGGTAGTCGATGATCACCACATCCGCCCGGTTCTGTTTGGCGAGGAACTGAATTTCAGAGGTGTTCAGGGAGGCCCTTCTGTTAAAAAACAATGGCCGTTTGGCGAGCTTCACGAGGCTTTCCCCCACGGCTTTCCGCTCCTCCTCCGACAGTTCTCCCCGCAGGATCTGGGCCGCCGTGGCACGCCCCACATCCGCCGCCACCCTGCGGGCCATGAGCTGCTTTCTTGACATCTCCAGGCTGATAAAAAGGATTCGCCTCCCCCTTTCCAGCATCCGTTCCGCCAGCGCTGCGGCCAGCGTGGTTTTTCCGCAGCCAGGCCGGGCGGCCAGGATATACAGTCCCTCCCGGATCAGACCGCCCCCCAGGATGCGGTCAAGATCCGAAATTCCGGTCTCCACGAAGGCCCGATACCCCTCATCTACACGGTCCAGGTCCTCCAGAAGTTCCGCAGCCGCCTCCCGCGCCGATACCACTCCGGCGTCGTAGCTGCCCTCTGCGATGCGCTCCGTCAGCGTCAGCAGCTCCGTCGCCTCTCCCAGCGGGTCATGGCCCGCCAGCAGGGCGTCCGCCCGCTCCTGTATGCCCGCCAGCAGCTCCCGGCGCAGAAACTCCGTATGCAGCGCCTCACAGTATGCCCCCACATTGGCCGCCGTCAACGTGATCTCCATGGCCTGCTGCGAGAAGGCGTCGTCCCACTCCGCCGCCCGGCTCCGGATCGTCACGGGGTCTACCGTCGCTCCCTCGTCGGAAAGCTCGCAGGCGGCCTCGTAGATGGCCCGGCACCGCCGGTCCCCGAACATCTCCGGCGTAATCGTCCGCCGCACCTCATCCAGACACCTGGGGTCGATCAGGATGGACCCGGCAAGCGATACGTCGGGCGATATGCCCTGTTTCATGCTTTCACCTCTACATCTACCAGCTTCCCATCGATCTCCACCGTCTGATATCTCTTTGCAGGGCGCGGCGGAGCTGTGGGCGGTTCTGTCTGATTTCTCCGCTTCTCCAGCTCGTCCCAGTCCTCCATGCTCTTCACACCCTGCTTCCGCTTGGCGTCCAGTACGCCTTTTACATATTTCCAAGTCAATACACCGCCCTCGATGGCCTCGTCCATCCCGCGAATGCAGCATTCAGGCCCCATAGCGCTGATATATGCCTTCAACTCATCCGCTGCCCTTTGGGTCATCTGGGGGCAGATGTGGTCAAAATAGTAACCAAACACATGAGCGATATCAGGGTCCTTACGCGCGCACGCGCGTACCTCCTCTCCTTTACTTTCCTTTACTTTACTTTTATAGGCATTTGCCTGGGGCAAATGACCATCCGCCGGTGGCAAATGCTCATTTGCAGGTGGCGCATTCTCATATGAGGCGCACTTTTCCAGACCCCTCGATTCTTCATCGTTCAGGATCCAGTAATTTGATATGACGGCTTTTCTGCGCCGCTCCTGGATCGCGGCGTAGAATCGCCTCTGTATACCTCTACTCGTTAAGATGCCCCACCCGTCAAACAGCCCCTGATCAAAGAGACCAATTTGCAAGCAGTATCTCACCGTCTCCTCAACGGTCCCGGACCCAATGCCGCCCCCCATCCGCCTTGCGGTGGATGCAGAATCGTCATAAGCCCAACGGTAGAAGTATCCGTCAAATTTGTAAGCCATCTGGCACAGGTAAAAATAAATGCCGAACCCGGTCCAGCCCTGTGCGTCCAGGAGCTTGTCGATCTTTGTGTCGCCGTCAAAGAGATTCACCGACCACCCGGCATAGTCAAGCCCGGTCTTCGGTTTTCCCGCCATGATCTCGGTACCCCCTTAAAAGGGGAGATCGCCGTCATCGTCCTCAAGCTCAGCGAATCCGTCTCCAGGCTGTTGAGGCGCGGCATAGCCGCCGCCATCGGCGTCCCGCTTGGAGTCACCAAAATAGACGTTGTCGGCCACTACCTCTGCGGCGGTGCGCTTATTGCCGTTCCGGTCCGTGTAATCCCGGATCTGGAGACGGCCTTCCACGACGGCCATACGGCCCTTGGTGAAATACCTGGAGACAAACTCGGCTGTGGAGCGCCAAGCAACCACATTGATAAAATCTGCCTTCTTCTCCCCGGTATCCTTGTCCTTGAAGTCCCGGTCCACGGCCAGAGTAAATGATGCCACGGCGGTGCCGTTCTGGGTGTTCCGGAGCTCGGGGTTTTTGCAAAGCCGTCCCTGCAAAAATATTTTGTTCAGCATACCTTTGCCCTCTGTTCTCTTATTTTTTGCTTTGTTTCTTCTGAGTGACGCTTCCCTAAATGGTGAAAAGTGGTGTGCGCTCCAAAAGACATAAGGCGAAGATTTTCAATCCGATTATCAGATTTGTTTCCGTTCCTGATGGATGCAACATCCATCAGGAACGGGAAAACCCGTTTCTCTTTCCCAAACTAATATGTGCTCCATTACGTAACCGGATGAATTTGCGAAGCCCAAGTTTATATGCCTTTTTATAAATTCCTTGCTTCGTTTTATTGGGGATTAACGTTGCGAGTGTTTCATTCGAAACAACATTATAATTTTGAATCAAAACATCTATTTCTTCCGTTGTCCATGTTTTCATTGGGTCCCCGCCTCTCTATAAGCCAGCCTATCACGGGTTAAGCGCCCCATGATAAAAATTTTGTTGAGCATGCTTCGTCCTCCTACAAGTAACTTTTCCCGATCAGCTTCCGGAACTCCTCCCGGCTGTGGGTCTCCTCGTATTTCTCTTGGCACTCCCGTTTAAGCTTTAAGTCCAGGTCTCTGTTAAAATGCACTCCATACTCGGCCCCATTGTGCCAGTCCCAGCGGAGCCACACCCAAAACCCGTTTGCCTCGCTGATTTTGCGGTTAGGATTGCCAAAATAAATATGATGTCTATGGAGCCCATCTGTTGCCCCAGTGATGTAGCACTCTCGCGTATCTCCCTGCAAAATGCTATCCATCAAACAGCATCCCAGCGGTCCATCAGACTGGACAGCTCATCCGGTGTCATCGTCTCTATCCCTTGTGCTTTGCACTCATCTACCACGGCGCTGATTAGGCGGGCCATCTGCTTGGTGTTGTATTGACTGCTGCCGTAATAGGCCCGGATCACCACCTGCTCCCCATCGCGGGTGTAGTCCACATGCTCCGTGACCCACCCGGTTCCCAGCCGGGACCATGCCACCTCAAAGGTTGCCGCCTCTTCCGGCGCAAGGTGGAAATCCCGGAAGACACCAATCTCCCGGATAAAGCCCCGGTACATCTCCTCCTTGGTCTGTCCCAGTGCCGCCGCAAGTTTGTCCAGCAGCACCCACAGGTAGGCGTTAGCGTCCAGGCTGCGCCTACGGGGCTGTTTTCGGGCCTCCACTACCCAAGCGCCGTCCATCTGCTCAGAAATCTTTGCTGCGGATGCCCGGTCCCGTGTGCGGAACGCCGCCCAAAACCCATCGCTGTCCTCATACCAACGAGCCTTGTCACAGGTCAGTATCATGCGCCAGCATCCGCCAGACGGCGGCCCTCAGCTTTTGAGCACTTAGCACATAGCGCTCGCCCAAACATATCTTTAGATCTAGCTGCCATTTCCGCGGCGGTAATGGCTCTCTTACCGTCGTTGTATGGCATAATCTCCTTGCCACAATCCGCACATGCGGGGCCGGGCGGCTGTATATTTGACTGCCTATAATCTAACTCTGCGCTTGAGATCTTGTCAGGGTCCTCGCCAGTCGGCAAAGCAAATGTCCTGAGCCACATGTACTTAAAGGCATACGTCATCGCCTTGCCGCTCCCCTTATCCTGCGTGTCCGCGCCGTCTCCGCAAGATGCGATCTCTATGTATTCCTTGGGGTCTTCCACATTGACCATCCGATATGTCACATCCACGTGGGTAATCGTGCCTGCACGATTCGTGGCCTGGGCCACTGGGTACACAATCAATTTGTGCTTTAACAGCTCCGCCCGCATGATAGAGGTGACTTTTTCTTCTGACAGGGCACGATAACTGGTTTTGTTAAACTCTACCCTATCGTCCTTTGCAAGGTACTGGATATCCCCCATAATGGAGGCAATTTTTTCGTAAATATTCAATTTGGCCTCCTATATTCCAAATTTAGAAACCAGCCTGTTCCAGATGATGTTGCACACATCATCAGACAAATACTTTTTGTTTTCTTGGTCTGCTGCCTCCAAAACTGCTGTGATCATCTCTTTCCGGTGCTCCGTTTCGGCTAAATCTTCCCGACATTGCGGGCATAAGGTTTTACCTCCGCAATCTGGCTCCGCGTCGCTGCCCCAAAGCTCTGCTCCACAATGTTGGCAATAAGCCTCTGCGCTGCGGTCTTGCGGATCGTCCATTATTGGATGCAGCATTCTTCGGCCTCCCTTTTAAGCTCATACACCGCATTGTTTATGCCGCTGTGCGGGTTGATCCGCTTATCTATTACACGTACAATGTCCATCTTTTCCAACTCATTGAGTCGTGGCCTAACCGCATTGAGGTCTCCAAACCCTAGCTTGTCCGCCACCTCAGCCGCAGTCATCGGTCCCGTCCTGAGTGCCGATATAATTAGAGCTTGGCGCGGCGTGATCGTGGACAGCGCTCGATTATACCCTTCTTTTCGGGTTTGTTGTGTAATTCGTTTCGACATATGATCACCCATTTTTCTGGGCATTTGGTTCCACCCAATGCCCAGAAATAAGATTTGTTGGCTTAGTGTTTGCCTCAACAATCGCAAGGCTAGACCATAGCTCGATTTTGACGCGAATCCCGGCGAAAATCCCGTATCCCCAGCCAGCCTCGATGTCATAGCCAGCCTCGATGCCCCAGCCAGCCTCGATGCCCCAGCCAGCCTCGATGCCCCGGCCAGCCTCGATGTCACAGCCAGCCTTGATGCCACAGCCAGCCTTGATGCCCAAGCCAGCCTCGATGCCACAGCCAGCCTTGATGCCACAGCCAGCCTTGATGCCCCAGCCAGCCTCGATGCCACAACCAGCAAAAATATGTTTTACATTAATATCTGCCTCAAACTCGATTCTGCCTGCAAAAATAATAACTTTATTGCGGTCCTCAATCGGCTCTTGGTAGATGCGCACATCGTCTGTAGGGCCCAGCTTATCCAATAGCCATTTGCCAAAATCAACACGCCCCGCATCAGCGCACTTGTCAAGCGTCTCCTGGTATCCTGCGCCGTCAGGAAACGCCTTGCGAAACTCACGTTGCCCGTCTCGACACGCCCCAAGCTCTTTTAGATAGGCCAAAGTTATCCTAAAATCCCCGGTCATTATGCGCTCCTCCATTCCTCAGCCGCCTCAAAGACGGCGGCTGCATATGTCCTTTCCCCATTGTCATGGCCCCACCGATAAGCCGTAAGGGCCGCGTCCTGGGTCTCATAGCGGCCCAGCAGATACCCTAGCATCCACACGCCGCACTCAATGTTGCCTGCAGGCGTCATAGGGTCCGCTCCGGTCTCCGATGTCAGCCATGCGTGGTTGCTGGTCCTGATCTGATAGAGCCCGATATCTTTGCCGTCCGGACCGATCGCGTCCACATCAAAACCACTCTCCACCTCGATCACGCCAAGCGCAAGCGGCACCTCTACGCCGCTATCCTCGCAGGCATCCAGCAGGACTATGTACAGCTCGTCCGATAATGGAGTGGGGTTGATAATATCCGCCTCCGCCAGCTCGCGCGCCAGCCTCGGCCCCTCCGGGTGCTTACTCAATACGGGGGCGATGCCCGGCCCCGCATCCAGCGCGTGGACCGCACAGCAGGCCGCAAGACAAATCCCAATGGCAATACCGGTAATGACGAGGTCCCGCCCCGCGCTTGACGGCACCCACCGCCTTGTGGTATAATTCTTGCTGTGTGATGGTATACGATCCATTTCGTGTCCCTCTTCCGTGCCCCGCTTGGTGCTAGACAAGCGGGGCTTTCTTATGCAATATAGGTTTTCTTAATCTCTACGGCGGTTTCATTGTGGTATTTCAGCCACAATTGGATTAGGTAATCCAAGTGCTCTTCTTTGAGGATCTTCTTCTCTACCTTTTTCTCAGGCTCAACTTGTGCGCCCTCCTTACTGGTTTTTGTTGTCGTGTGCGTCTGGGTTAAGCTCGTTTCCATCCTCTTTCACCTCATTTCTGTTCCCTATCGCTTCAATGAACCATTCAAGCGGTTTCCCAGTCAGGGCCTCTACGGCCTCGCTGGTGAGTTTGCGGGAGTTGTGATTCTGCCGGACTAACTCAGAAACCTTGTCATTTTCGTTCATGAGCAAAAATCCTCCTTTTACTTGCGGCTTGAAGGAGGATGTGGTATAATCTTCCTGCAAGCCTGATTGGTCGCTTCAATTAGGTTTGCTGCCTCGCTGGGTGCTTCCGACACCCGGCGGGGCATCTTTATTTACTTGTTCTACCGCCTCCCTCCATTACTGGAGGGGTTTCTTTTCTCCATTGGTGCTCTCTTTTTTCTTGTGCTTCCGTGCGGGCCTATCCCGGCATCCCTCAGCATATCCAGCGATGTAGAGGAGCGCATCTTTGGGGAGGAGGGCTAGGTTGTCGGCAATGCTCTGTGCATCAGCCAGTCTATCAAGATTCAGGTACATGTTGTCACATCCTTTCGTGTTTGATATAATTTTAAGAGGGGGGGGGAGAAGAATAATGCTTGACCAAAAAACAAGGAAGTTCTTGGTCGTTTTGTCATCGGCCGAAAGGCAATGGGTTTCTAAATCGTACTTGGAGAAAATGGGGATTGATGTTTCTATACTCAATATCAAACACTTGGAAGCGTTAAACTATGTTGAGGCCTCGATTCATCTAGACGAACAATACCGCATTACTCCAACCGGAGAAACCGCCTTAATTGAACACAATCGAGCATTGAGAAGCGATAGAAAAGCAACAATCGCCATAATTCTTTCGGCCCTTGCAATATTCATATCTCTGTTCAGCTTATTTTCAGGCGAACAACAAGAGCGACAATCGCAAGAAGCAGGCTTATCGCAGAAACAACAAGTGACACATCAGGAAGAATATCGTGCCAGTGTCCTTGAAGCCGTTTTTTCATAATTTCATCTCCTTCGCTTAACGATACTTTACCATAGTTTAACGAATAAGTCAACACTTTTTATTCGTCCAGCGAAGATTTTTATTGACTTATTGATTTCGTTGTGATTTAATAAATATCAGACAGGAGGTGCAATAATGTGGATACCATCAACGAAAGAATTGCGTGGTGTATAAAAGATGCCGGGATTAAAAAGGCTGAATTTGCTCGTAGGCTTAACCTTTCACAGCCGTTTGTTTCGGAGCTATGTTCTGGAAAAAACAACCCAAGTGATCGCACCATTGCCGATATCTGCCGAGAATTTAATATCTCTGAACTTTGGCTACGCACCGGCGAAGGCGAGCCTCATATCCAGAAGGACGAGGACGAAGAGTTCCTTGAAGTTATGGAACGGATTCATATGTCAGACGATGATCTAATTAAGCGGATTATAAAGGCATATTGGCTTATGGATGACGACGAAAAAGCCGCCATCAGAAAACTGATAGACGGCTTCACAAAAAAATAAGGCCCCGGTTCCCGGGGCCTTATTGATTATTCCTTATGTAGTTTTTCAAGGATGAGGGCACGCGCGAGGAGAGCTTTTAAATAGTTTTCATTTTTATTCCGAGCAAGGACAAGTTCAATTTCTTTCCTGAGTGTATCAACAGTTTCTTTCCTCGGCGTCATGTTGCGCCCTCCTTTAATTGTTTTTCCGGGCGGAATGCCCTATTTTATATTTGGAGGATTGGAAAATGAAAAAAGGTTTCATTGCCGGTGTTTTGACAGCACTGCTTGTTCTGGCGATGGTAGGCAGCGCTGGGGCTACCAATGGCAAAGTTCAAAAGGAAATCGAATACCGGGATATCAAGGTTTCTCTGGACGGAGAAGTTCTTGATCTGCGAGATGCAAAGGGGAATGCCGTGGAGCCGTTCATGTTCGGCGGCACCAACTATATCCCCGCCCGCGCTCTGGCGGAGTCTCTTGGCCTTGAAGTAGCATGGGAAGAGGCCAACAGCACCGTTGTCCTCACGCATCCAGAATCATCAAAGCCCACATATATCACTCGCACAGGTTCAAAATTTCACAACGATTCAAGTTGTAATGGTGGAACTTATTGGGAAGTCCCATATTCTACTGCCATTGGAATGGGATTGACCCCCTGCGAAAAATGCGTCCATTGAGGTGAGATATGGCAAAGAAGAAAAGCAGCTTGAAAATCCCCGGCCTATCTTTTAGCTGGAAACGTGCAACAGGCATTACAGCGGCAAAACGTAAAATCGCAAAGGCCACAGGAATACCTACAACCAAATCCGGCAGGCGAAACAAAATTGGGAAAATCTTTGGCATAAAATAAAAGATGGCCCCGTCGCCTATGCGACAGGTGACGGGGCCTTATAGCAGACCCACAACTTTACAGACCGATCTGCTATGGGTCTATCTTAGCAGATTGAAAGGTGCTGCGTCTATAATCAAGCCTTGTTATTTCAACACCAAAGTTTGTAATGCGGCTACCCAAACCTTGTAATTTTAAAACCAAACCTTAGACTCTGCTTATTGGAGGCCCCAAATGGAGGTATTAATTAAAGATTTATGTAAGGAGAAAAAAGACTCTTTAAACTTAACAAACCAAAACATAGCAGATAGAGCAAATTTATCTGCGTCTACTGTTAACAACTATTTTTCAGAATCATCCAAGGCCCCGTCTGTCTATACAGTTGGTCCGATCTGCGCGGCTCTCGGTGTATCGCTTGACAGTTACTTCGGGATCAAGTCCAAAAAAGAATCGGATAGGGATGAGGATAACCTAGAGCTTCGCTTGAAGTATGAACAGGAAAAATATTCTCTTCTGCGGAAAGGGATCATACATAGAAACAGGGTCATTACTGCTTTGTTTGTCTTGTGCGCAGTGCTACTTTGCTATGCAATAATTATTGACTTTTTGAATCCAGCCATCGGTCTTATTAGACGATAATTTTGAACCACATGCGTCGTGTGGATAAATTATAGAACATTAGTTCCATTAAAGCAATAGCCACACCTCCCAATTAAATTCTATCTATTTTGTTAAGCCTGTAGAATTTGTCTGGCGAAAACAAAAGAGACGTTTATTGGACTTTTAGTGTGGTATTATATAGCATCTTTGGTGCAGGGCGAGGTATTAGCCCATCAGGACAAGTCTTACCCCACTTGAAAATCTCACACAAGGCGGTTATACTGGAAACAGAAAAGAGGCGCTACCGGCAGACGGTTAGCCCCTCGCTGTGTTACAAGAAGTAACTGCCAGGTTGGGAGCCGGGGCGGTTACTTCCCAAAAAAGTATAAGGCGGCGCTACCGGCAGACGGTCAGCCCCTTATGCTTGAGCTACAAGAAGTAACCGCGCAGTTGGGGAACTGGGGCGGTTACTTCTTTTTTTGCCTGAAAGAACAGGACAATAATGCCGATGATCACAAGGCAGAACTGAAACAGCTCTGAACATGTAAGCATAAGCATCACCCCCTCTTTCGGAGGGGGCAAGAAGTCCCCTCCGGGATGGAGGGGCCAACCGCCTACCGTTGCAGGTAGCGCCGAATTGAGGATAGCATATTGTGGCGGGAAATGCAAGGGGAAGCCCAGCCTAGCACTCGATGTTAAGCAGAGGGTGGGAAAGCTATATTGTTCGCTGTCAGGGGGAAAGGGGCAGGAGTTATGACTCGCGCAGCTTTATATATCCGCGTAAGCACCGAGGAGCAAGCAAAGCATGGTCTGTCTATGGACGAGCAAGAATCCAATCTAAGAGATTACGCGAAAGCGCACGGCATGAAAGTTGTAGATTGCTATTTAGACGCGGGGAAGAGTGCTCGTAAAAGATATACAAAACGTCCAGAATTTATGCGCTTATTGGCGGATATTGAGTCCGATAAAATTGATATGGTATTGTTCATAAAACTGGACCGGTGGTTCCGTAATATTTCAGATTATTATGAGGTTCAGCGCGTCCTTGATGCCCATAACGTTACCTGGAGAGCCACACAAGAGGACTACGAAACAGTCACGGCCTCCGGTCGGTTTAAGGTAAATATTATGCTCAGTGTCGCCCAGGACGAGGCGGACAGAACCAGCGAACGGATTAAATTTGTTTTTGAGGGTAAAAAAGAGAGAAATGAGCCCATAACGGGGAAGGTCCCAAGGGGGTACAAATTGGATGGGAAGTCAGTGGTCATTGACCCGGTCACCGGGCCTATGGTCCGCGCTGCGTTTGATATGTACCTGGAAACAGGATCGATCTCAAAAGTAATTAAAGCATATCCACAGCTTGAGTTGACTTACTTTTCGGCGCGGTATATGTTTTCAAATCCCGCGTACATGGGGCAATTCGCCGGAATATCAATACCCGCCATCATATCCCAAGATGAATATAAAAAAGCGGACTCTCTCCGTGGACGCATTGTCCGTAAGACGACACAAAACCGGGTGTACCTCTTTTCCGGGCTTTTAATCTGTCCCGAGTGCGGTAATCGCTTGGGAGGATTTTCGGCATCCCGAGTGTATAAAGAAACTCATTACTACGGGTGCAGTTCGCACAGGAAAATGACCGGATGCCCAAATAATAAAAGTTATAATGAGGAAAAAATTGAGGAGTACATGCTGGACCGCATAGAAGCAAAAGTACAGACATCAATTATTAGCCGCAATGAGCAGAGAGCTGTATCACACAAGTCCCAGAGAGACGCGATCCAAAGAAAATTGTCCAAGCTGTCGGAGCTCTATATATCTGATTTAATCTCCCTCCAGGATTACAAAAAGCAATTTAGGGCGCTTAATGATGAGCTGGCAGCAATCCCGGAAGATATCCCGGATATTGACATTGAGGCATTAAAATCCCGATTTTGGGGCGACTGGAGACAGTTGTATGATGACTTGCCACGGGACGGTAAGCAATCTTTTTGGCGTAAAACAGTCAAAAAAATCTATTTATCTAGCGATTCAGTGGCCGATTTTGATTTAATCTAAGCCGTTATATAATATGATTAAACCGTCAGGTTTTATCATATTATATAACGCATAAAATGAGCCCCAGAAACTGGGGCTCATTTGCTACACTGCGTCTATTTTCCGCATAACGCTATTGTACACTCTTGTGTTGACTACTTTGAGCGTGTCCATTAACTCATCCATGATATCCCACACCGCCGCAGGGTCTTTGCCCTCCACGGCCCGCAAAAAGTCGCTGTCGCCGTACCGGATTACACGAGTGGGGGCTTCCAGGTCCGCTGGTGTTGCAGAGTAGGCCCGCTCATAGCCTTGATCTGCATGCCGGGTCATTTGGTCCCGGATTGTGTAGAGGCTTGCCAGCTTTGCGTAGTTACTATAGCTGGAGTCTTTATACTCCAGTTCGGCGATTGCTACGCCGATTTCTTTGGCGTCCAACATATGGCCGCCTCCTTTTTAGGTGGACTCTAGCTGGTTGATACAACGGCGGATTGCATCTCGCTCTTTGTCATTACTGGCGTTACGCTCCATCTCTTCCAGCTGCGTCATCATGTGCTCTTTTGCCCCATCTCGGCTATAACGGCCCATGCTGTCGCGGCGGCGCTCGCTATAGTCTCCGCCGTCTCTGCTGTAGTGGCCTCTTACATAATGCTTGCCACGGCTTGCGTAGCTGCTTCCGCGCCCATAATTGCCACGGCCCTCCATCTCCCAGTCTCCGGCCTGGCTATAGCCACCATCCTCATCCATGATAATGATTTTATCAATGTTTTTAATGGTGTCTGTGAGTTTATGGATAGTTTCGAGGTCGCCTGCGGACATTTCCTGCTTTTTTGCGATTTCGTCCAGCTCGTCGCAGAGCATTTCGCGTAGGTCCTCTAAGGCTCTCATGCTCATAATATCTCTCCTCTCCATTAGCATACACGCTCGGCAATCAGATTGCTGTTTGCAACATTGATCGCCTGAGTGCTGGTATTTTCGACTGCTACCGTCACACAGCATCCACGCGGCACCTCGATAAAGACTGCCGTGAACACGTTGAAATAGTCTTCCACCGCAGCGGGCGTTACAATTGCAGTTGCGCTGGCAAGCGGCTCACCGCTCACAGACAAAGCAATGGAGATCGGAGACACGGCCCCGCCGGTGGGGATTGCAATGTTTCCACCAAAGCTCACTTTGTACCGTGCCCGGCACTGGTTAGTCTGGCCCCGCAGGGTCACAATGCCAGCTCCTTCACGATGGACGATACAGCTTCCCCCAGATACGGCAGTTTCGGTAAGGGGCACATTCTGCCCAGCGGCTACAGTCACAGGGCCAATATTCGTATACTCAGCCATAAAATCAATCCTTTCTAAATGCCTCGATTTCGAGGCGGTTAAAATAAGCGGCGAGGCCATTGCCCCGCCGCTATGTTCAAAATCGGCACGGGGCCGAACAATTTCGTGATGTCACGAAATAGATGCAGTTATGCAGTTTAGCAGCCGCAGGGATTGCAGCAGCTTCCATAAACACCTGTATAGGGGTTTGCCACCTGATAAGCCGGGACGGGCAGAGGTGCGGTGCGGCGAAGAATCTCCGCAGTATTCGCATCCATAGCCGCCTGGAGTACCGCGTTCTGGTTCGCCTGAGACGCAGCCAGCCGGAGACTCTGATTTTCGGCCTGGAGAGTAGAAATCTTATCCTGGCACAGATAATCGAGGATGGCCCTGGAATTGGCATTGGCATTGTCAATAATGTCCCTGGTGTTGTTGTTCATGGTGTTCTGGAGGGCGCATGTATTGGTTGCCATGTTGTAATTCACGCCGTCAATCGCCCGCTGGGTCTCGCAGCAGCAGTTCTGAGCCTGCATAGCCATATTGTTGAGCTGCTGCATCAGGGCCGACTGCTGATTGCACCGGGACAGTTCCGCATTGGAGAAGCCGGTATTGATGGCGTTGTTGAGGGAATAGGTGCTGTCACAAATACCCTGGGTGATGCCGTCCAGCTTGGTTACAACGGAGGAGTGGTCAAATCCGCGCTGGACCTCAGAACCGACGCCGCCGTTCATGCCGCCACCATCTCCTCCCCAGCCGTTGTTGCCCCAGCCGCAGAAAACAAACAAAAACAGGATAATAATCCACCACGCACCATCTCCGCCAAAGCCGCCGAAGCCGTTTCCGCCCATATTGGTGGGTGCAACAGGCATAGTCATCACAGTACCATCAGAACTCAAAGACATATGTAGTCTCCTTTCGCATTTACAAAATAATTTTAAGGTTGCTATATTAAATCGTGGCCACGATTATAGCCTTATTTGGGCATAAGCTGCTGGAATTGTCTCGCCATATTCTGCAATTGGTTGAGCTGACTCTGATTCATTTTTCCGGATTGCAGCAGTTTTTCCACCTCTGCTTTCGGGTCCCCCTGGAAATTCGCCCGGAATTGCTGAAACTGCTGCATCATCTGTGCAAAATTACCCATTGGTCCAGACATAGAGGGCATATTGCCTCCGAGCATAGAAAAGAGCGGATTAGGCATTATCTGTATCCTCCTTCGCAGATTTTCTCGCGGGCTTGGCAGTATCTTTGATTGTCAGAGCGTCTAAACGAGCCGCCAGGGCCTCAACCTCCGCTTTTGTAGCAAACTCTACATTGGGGGGCATATTGGCCGGAGTCGCAATTTTAGGTGTAGCTGTGCGCTCGGTATAGTCGAAGATCCTCAGCGGTTGTGGCATGCCGGACGCATCGGTGCTCTTGATATAAAACGTGCTGGACTCGCTGTCCATCAACATCACGCTATTGCCCGCCGCAACCAAAAATCCTTTTGCGCCTTCTTCACCCTGGCACCAGATAATCCCGTTGGATGTGGGCTGATTTTGCTGCGGCTGCTGCATCTGGGGCGGCTGTACTACGGGCTGCGCGATTGGCTGGAACTGATTCTGCCGCAGTTGCGCAAGCTGATCCGGCATAGGTGGTTGATAATACCCAGGCTGATAGCCGCCAAAATAGGGTTGAGCAAATGCCATTTAAGATTCATCCTTTCTTTCGCACCAGTAATATAACGGGACTCCACCACCAGAATCCCATGTATCGATCCAGTTCCCGCCACTGACACATACCACATGGCCTGACAGAGCTAAAATATATGTACCATCCGGATGTTCCTCTGCAAAATCAGACACGTTGTAACAGTCTGGGCAAGTATCCGGCACAATACGGCGTACAAAGCCTTTAGACCTGAGATAGGCACCCCATACAGAATTTGCTGAGGGAAGATCGCCCATCAAAAACCCCTGGAGAGCTAATCCAATGTAAGTTTCCTCCCAGCTTTGGTCCAGTGCTGTAGAAATTGCTCTGACTGTGCAGTCCCCTACATTTTTTCCGTCTGGGTTTGCATTGTATTTGATATATCTTCCCATTCTCCATTTTTCTCCGCAGTTGAGATTTGAGCATTTGCTTTTATTTTTATGCTCTCATTTGCGCACAAAAAGGATTCGAGTCCATCAAAATCTCCGCAAATATAATACCGGTAATAGATATCTCTGGCATTTGGCTCGGAGAATCCGCAGTTGATAAGCCGTGTTATCATCTCGTTTCCCATAAGGATCACCTCTGCCTTTACTATACAAAAAAATCGCCTCCACTGGGTGGCAATCCAGTGAAGGCGTGTGCGTGTTTTGTGAAATTATGTGTAATTTAGCCTTTGGGCAGTCGATTCTACCTTATCAATGATGCGCGGAAGCCGCCTTGATATTGTGGAGCGCTCACACCCGTATTCCGCTGCGATATCAATTTGAGGTATTTGCTCTATCAAATACCTTTGCGCTATCCCGGTGTCTATTTTACCGAGATTTGCCTGATAAATTGCCTGTTCAATCTCCGACCGCAATAAATTTTTCAGGGTTTCGGGCATGTTAACGTGCGCTCCCACATTTACACTCCCTCTTCAAAGATATCAAATTAAATGCCAGGTCAGGGATTATCTTATACTTTGTGTTCCAGGGAGCCGATCCGCCGCTCGTGGTCGTCCAGCCGATCATCCTGCTCATCATTGTGGTCCCACAAGCGTTTGTGGATCTCTCGGTTGTGCTCGGTCTGCTTATCCATATCGGTACGCAGCCCCTTGACTTGGATTGTCAGCTCAGTAATGGACCTCGTGAGTGATACAATCGGCTTAATAATTGCCGCCCCAAGGCCCACAAGGGCGATAATCACTGTTACTGTGGTCCACTCCATCGCTTAGCCCTCCTTACCTCCGGTGAGCTGCTTATAGACTTGATTGACGCCGGTTGCCGCGAGACCGGAGACGATGCCCACGGCCACGGCGGTGATGTAATCCTGCGCCGGGTAGTCCGGCATGATGCGCATCGCCAGCGCACCCAGCACACCGCCCACCGCACCGCAGATGACCGGGAGCCATTTGTTGTCCAGCGCCGTAGCCTTGGCAGCCTGGGCCACCAGCAGACAGATGACAGTGATCGCGGGCAGTGCCGCAATGCCAAGCTCAGTGATATCCATAATAAGTACCTCCGTCAAATCAAGTTTAATCTATCTAAAACCACGGCCAATTCCTGCCGGGTGACCGGGTCTGTGGGCCGTGTGCCGTCCAGGACGCCCTTGTCCTTCGCCTTCTGCCACGCCTCAGCGGCCCGATCGGCGGCCGGGGTATCTGTG